AAACAACACTCCTGATATTATTGATAATAATGAATTTAGAGCAGACATCTTCTTGAAGCCTGCCAAGTCAATCAACTATGTTACTCTTACATTTGTTGCCACCAGAACTGGTGTTAGCTTTGAAGAAGTAGCAGGTCGAGTTTAACTCATTAAATCTAAATAACAAAAGGAGATTTTAAAAAATGGCAGTAATTCCACAGAGAACTATTTCTCAATTTAAATCCAAACTGATTGGAGGCGGTACTCGCCCCAATCTGTTTGAGGTTCAAGTCAACTTCCCAGATGGTGTAGACCTTGGCATACAGGCTGATGGTGGTGGAGAATTTGATGGAGATAGGTTTAGATTTTTATGTAAGGCAGCATCTCTTCCTGCTTCTAATGTAGGAAACTTAGAAGTTCCTTTTAGAGGACGTGTTTTAAAAGTTGCTGGAGACAGAACTTTTGATCCTTGGACTGTTACAGTTATTAATGACCAAGATTTTGGACATTATAGGGCATTCCAAGCATGGGCTCAGAACATTGCTCAGTATGGTGATTCATCAGGTTTGACTGATCCTTCATCTTACATGGGTAATGCTACAGTCTATCAACTTGGTAGAAATGCATCTAGCACTCAAGGATCTAATAGTCCTGCAACTGATAGTAATATACTTGCTCAGTATAAGTTTGTGGATATTTTCCCAACTACAATTGCAGCAATTGATCTATCATATGATACAACTGATACAATTGAAGAATTTACAGTTGACTTCCAAGTACAATACTGGTATCCTGAGAGAGCAGGGGCTGGAGCCTAATAAATAAAACATAAAGGTTAATTTTTAATAATGGCAAGGTTATTTGGATTCTCTATACAGGATACGGAAAAGATACCACCTGGTGTGGTATCTCCCGTTCCTGAAAATAACGCAGATGGTTCAGACCACTATTTGACTAGTGGTTTTTTTGGATCGTATGTAGATATTGAAGGAATCTATAGGACTGAATTTGATTTAATAAAAAGATATAGAGAAATGGCACTCCATCCAGAGTGTGATAGTGCAATTGAAGATATTATACAGGAAGCAATAGTATCTGATACTAATGATTCACCAGTAGAAATTGAGTTATCTAATCTCAATGCTAGTGATGGTATTAAGGATAAAATTAGAGAAGAGTTTAAAGCAGTTAAAGACCTTTTAGATTTTGATAAGAAGGCACATGAAATTTATAGAAATTGGTATATAGATGGTAGATTATATTATCATAAAGTAATTGATTTAAAGAAACCAGAAGAAGGAATAGTAGAATTGAGATACATTGACGCAATGAAAATGCGTTATGTAAGACAACAAAAGAAGCAAGATAAAGATATTAGAGTAGCTAATATTAATAATGACAATCCTATGGAATATGAATTTCCTGAGATTGAAGAGTATTTTGTCTATAGTCCTAAATCAACTTTCCCATCTCAAATGCCATCAGCAATGACTGGTGGAAATAAGGGAATCAAGATGACTAGGGATTCTGTTGCTTATTGTACATCTGGATTAGTAGATAGAAACAAGGGATCAACCTTATCATACTTGCATAAAGCAATCAAAGCAGTCAATCAACTTAGAATGATTGAGGATAGTCTTGTTATTTACAGATTATCAAGAGCACCAGAAAGAAGAATATTCTATATTGATGTAGGTAATCTTCCTAAAGTTAAAGCAGAACAATACCTCAGAGACGTAAT